CAACACATCGAAGCTTATCCGCGACCACCTTGCATCGTCGGACTTCGGACGTAAATGAGAAAGCCATGGTGTTTCAATAATAAGTTTTTGTAAGAAGATACTCATGTTGTCTGCTCTCTCTTTAGAGGCAGAAATTATCATTATTTTCTTTTCGGGGTCATTAAATAGAGTCCAGAGTACAAATGCTCCAGTAATCCAACTTTTACCTACTCCTCGAAATGCTTGTATCTGTAATCGCTTAGGACCACTTTGTAAGTAGTCAGCAATTGCATATTGAGCCCTTGTAGGTTGAGGCAGATCAAGTTGATCCCACAATGCCTGTAGAAACAGCTTAAAATCGCTCTGAAGGGCTGTTAACGTATCATTCATACGAATGTGGATCAAATATAACTAATAGGGGGTACAAGGCCACCTGGAACCGAATGGAAACGCTTATGCGGTGCTAATTCATCCATATCTATACCCATATCAACTGTTGGAGAAGGTACATTATTTTTAAGAACTTCTGAAATAGTATTGTATTTATTCACTCTTACTCTCATTCTAAAAATACGGGAAAGTTTACTTTCCTTACTCATCTTCTTTAAATTACGTTCTAAAGCTTTTTCATTGTTAGTTTTTTCTTGATGAGATGCTCTATCTAAGGCTTGTATATTAGATGGTTGATGACCAAGAGGATTCCCAACTTTTTCATAACCTTGTAAAAACTTTGCTTGCTCTGCTTTACTTAAACCTTTTAAAGCATTAGCTGTTTTATTTAGTTTATGTTTATGGTCTGCCTCTAATCCTTTCCCATTTATCTTTTTAGATAGTTTATCAGCTGCTACTCTTTTAGATTTATCTGGTGTAGAAATAACTTTATTGGATATTCTTCTGTTTTCAACTTTGTTTTTAGTTGATTGAATCTGAGCGGCTTCTTTAAATACCATCTTTCCTCCGCCGTTGTCATAGGCTTTAAAATCAGACATTTTGCCTTTATTATTTTTCCAACGACCATAACCCAGAAGTTTGTTATTGATGTCTTGTGTACTGTGACCAGCCTGTCTTAATCTATTAGCTTCTGCCGTAGCTTCCGCTCTCGACAAGCCATTCATTAATTGTTCAGCCATAAAAAAAGCACCCTTTCGGGTGCGGATATATTTCTTTAGTGGATAAGTTATGCAGCGATATGGTCGCTTATAATTCGTTCTCGCTCAGGTTGACTTCCAAATGTCTCTCGACACCATCTGAGCCAATGATTACTACCTTTCCCTTGGTTACATTTTTGACAGGCGGGGACAATATTTGTCGTAAGATCTTCTCCACCTCTGCAACGAGGCGTGACGTGATCGAGTGTAAGTTCATGTTCTTCATAAGATTTTCCGCAATAAACACATTGACAATTGAAGTGCTGTTTAATAGCTCTTCTCCAGAGCCGTTTAGAGTCTGAACTTGTCATGGTTATTAAGTTGTGTAAGTAATGTTTTGGGCTAGGTAGTAAAGGGGTCATTTACGTATCTTGAGTCTGCTTTTTCGGTTAACTGATGGGCTTTGGAGCCTTCCTTTGGTCTTACTCCCCTTATAGTGAGCAGCGTCTTTGTTATCGCCATTTCCATAAGTACCAAGTTTCCGATTAAGTTTATTTGCGTTGACACGTAATTCTTTTCCTTTTTTGGTTTTGTTGTACGCTTTTTGTTGAGCTTTGTAGTTACCGTTTGCGTACTTAGCTCCTTTGTCTGCCATATAGTTTCGTTTTGACTAACTCTGGGTCTATTTCTGGTAATACACTTGCCAGTTTTGATAATGGGTTTCCCTCAAAAGCAACACCGGATATATCATTTGTTTTCAGCCAATCACAGGCTGCTTTTAAATCTTGTGTGGTAGCTTCACCACTTTTGACTCGTTTTAAAAACTCCTCAGTGACTAACTGATGCAGTTCATTAAACTGCTGTTCAGTTGCCTTATTCATTTATGCTTTTTTAATTTTTAGGTCTTTTTTGCTCTTTTTCTTTTTTTTCTTTTTAACCATAGGTATACCACCCTTTCTTTGAAAATATTCCCGAATATTAGGAATTTTTTTACCTGGTTGAAATTGACCAAATCTTTGATACCAAGTCTGTTGAAAGTTGTTATACTCTTCTATTTGTTTAAGAGTTGGGAATGTCATTATTCGATGCCTAAGCCTTTTTTCACTATTCTTAGGGCGGTATCGTCTAGTTCGTTATCTGTAGATTCAACTAATTTTTCAAGTAGTTCCACTACAAATTTCTTAAACTTCTCACTTTTTAAAGAAGTTAAAACGATTGGTTTTATTAGTGCTAACATTTTCTTTTGGTAATAATGATTGAATAGGTACTACATCAGAGCAAAGGTGATAGACCCTTGATCCAGGCAGTAGAGTGAAGCCTTTTTGCTGTAACTCTGCACATTTGAGTGCACGTACAAGCTCAAAATCTAATTGCATCTTTTCTTCCTGACGTTTAGCGATGGCTTTACATTGTCGTAAACCTTCTCTATCTAGAGGGACCATGAAGTTAACTTGAAAACCCCAGTTCTCATTTAATTGATAACTAGAAGGATATAAATCTCTTGTATCTTCATCCGCTGAATATGGATTAGTATGGTTGCCCATATAGAAAGGGCTAAACGTCATTGTTGATCCATTACACGAGATCCCTTGCGAATACTGCTGTCTAGAGGAAGCTCCATTGTTCTGGAATTGTACAGCTTGATTTGTCACATTTCCGGTCGCCGCAGCGACTGGATTACTATTGTTATTGGTATCTCCTTCAGCAAACGCTGGGTTTACTGTGAGAAGACAGAGAGCGAAGTAGTAGTAGAGTTTATGGTGTAATTTCGGGTGTAATCTCTTTGCTCTACTAACCCTGCGGCTCTTGTTGTTGTTTCTAAACTCCATGGGTTGGCTGCGTTAGTCACAGAAAACGTTGTACCACTTGTCGTTATATCTGCTGACGGAGTTATATTTGTTCCAGACCACGTATTGACAGCCGCTCCAAAAACCTGGACTTGCTCTGTTTCTACGATAGTTTGAGTTGTAGTAGTGGTACTATTCATACTCCCTGTTGTGAACTGGGGAGTGACAGTATTGGCTCTAGCTATGCTGGGTGATAACAGAGCTAAAAGCAGAATTAATTTCTTCATGCTTTTGGTTTGTCTTTATGTGCCATAGGACATTCGATGGATTTACCTCCACCGTTCTTACCAGTAGTAAGTCCGAATGTGGCAAGTGCTCCAGTAAAAACGCTGGCTACGAAAGTGATATCGCTATTTCCAGACTTCTTGACCATCGGTATATCAACGTAGTTCATTGTAATGATGAAGCCTGACCACACCACTACACCCAGTCTGACAAAAGTACCAAGTACTTCTATTTGATGCTCTTTATCTTCTGCGACATCTTTTAATTTACCGATTAATCCTTTCTGTTTTTCTTCTTGCGGTTTTCCTTCCATTTTTTAATTTTATTATTTAAAAACTTCGTTATTCTTTCTTTTAAATCCTGAATAATAGGAGTAGCTACAGTTGTTGCTGCTACGGCTGTAACAGCTGTGATTACTGTAGGAACTAATACGTCAGGTGGTGGAATAGGAATTGGTGGTAAGGGTGGTAAGTTTAAAGTAGGAGGCGGAGGTATTTCAGTTGTTTCTATTGGTTTAGTACCTTCAGGTTCTTTAAGATCACTAGGAGGAACTACTAAAGGTACATAATAAGGAACATCAGCTGTAGGTAAAGGTATAGATATTGTCTCTATCTTCTCTATGTTTGGTAATACTATGTTCTTCCATGTAGGTGTTGTCATTAGTATATCTGTAAATATTCCTAGCTTTAGGTTTCCAATGATGAATAACTCCAGAAATAATAAAACAATTCGTAATTACTGTAAGGAGAGTAAAAGCTCTACGTAAGTCTTTCTTTAGTAAATCACGATTGATTGGTGGTATCTTCATCGCCTGTGGATGGTTTTGTCATAATTAAGATTTAGTGTCTTCTTCTTGTTTCTTTTTCCAAGCATCTTTTACTGCATCCGTCCAAACTGCATTACATACAGCTTTAATTTCTTCTGGTTCTTTGCTGACGTCTACATTTGGATGTAATACATATCTTTCAAAAGATCTTGTTAATTCTTTGCCATCTTTTTTGATGACCAATGCCTTTCTTACTTGCACCGCTTTATAGATGCCCACGACCTCTATTTTGTCGTATTCTATTGATTCGCTTAATGCCATTAGGGTATATCTCCGATATAAACAGGTTTAGGCTTAGTTTTAAGACGTAGCTTCGGTCTAATTAGCTAGGTAAGTTATAGTACCAATTATGGAACCACTACCATCACATTGAACTGCTTCCCAACCATCATTGTCCTTAGAAACATATATTCTAAAATATGAGGTACTGAACCAATTATGAGTTACAGGACTTGTATAACCATTCGGCCAGTTTATGTCATTGGTCATTATTGCTCCAGCAGTTTGTAGGCTAGTCTGGGTCCAAACAGAAAAAGGTAATCCATTAATTGATAAAGCTCCAGTACCATTAAAATTATTCCAAGCTAAATAAAAATGACAAGTAACTTGTTTTCCTACTTTTGTATAATAACCAGCTTGAGTTTGATATCCGTAAGAGTTACCACCATAAGTAGTACCATCTAAACTCGGAGTCCATGAACCTTCTTCATAGTCATCTAAAAGTTCACTACCAGCTGATATACCACTTCCACTCGCATCAGCAGTAGCATTAAAGTTTATACCTTTACCAGATGGAAATGCTAGTCCATCGGCTGCTGTTTCACATTGTTTAACGTTATCATGGTATAATTCTACGGCTCCATCTTTAACAAATTTTGCACAAAATTCTCCAGTATCAGATTTAATATTTACATTAGTTCCACCTGTCATTAATGTTAAATCGGTGGAAGTGTTATAAAGATAAGAGGTACTGTTACTAGCTTGATGGTAAATGCTTAAATCTGTTCCAGCTCCAAACGTTAAACG